ATGAAAAGCGCCTTCCGGCAAAATGCCGAAGCACAGAAATTTGTGCAGCAAAAGACCACACTGGCAGCTGCCGGGCAGCGGCTGTACAATCAAACAAAAAACAGAAAGGAAGGTTTTCAAGTGAACATCAAGATCATTCAAAGGCAGTGCGGCGGCACCGAATTTCTGTCCCAGCCGCACCGCCTGCACCTCGGTGCACAGAACGCTGCCGGTGTGGACGAGCTGTGCTTCACGCTGCCGGAAGCATGGGCCGGGTGCACCGTTGCGCTCTACCTGCGCCGCAGCGACGGCACCCTGCTGGCACCGGTCTCACTGGACACGCAGCACTGCGTCACCGTGGACCGCCGCCTGACCGGAAGCACCGGCGGACAGTGGATGCTGGCAGCCATCGATGCCAGCGGCTACGCCGCCTATACCCGGCCCGGCAGCTACGACACCTACGCCATCCTGCCCACCGACGGCGGCGCGGAAGAGCTGCCGCCCTCGCAGTATGAGCAGTTCGTGGCGCGTGTGCTGGAAAGTGCCAGTACCGCTTCCACCGCCGCGCAGCGTGCCGCAGCCAGTGCTGCAAGCACGGCATCCAATGCGGCACAGGCCCAGACCGCGGCACAGCGCACCAGCGCCGACAGTGCCGCTGCATCCCGCTGTGCAGCCCGTGCCGAGGCTGCTGCCGCACGGGCAGAGGAGCTGGTGCCTACCGACGGTCAGGTAGTGAGCGTGAACGGCAAAAGCGGCATCGTAAAACTGACGGCGCAGGATGTGGGGGCGCTTCCCTGCCCGGCAGTTCCGGTCTCCGGCCAGCTGCTTCGGGTGCTGAGCGTGGACCCCAACACCGGGGCCGTGTTGACCGATACTGCCGCCATGCCGGATCTGTCGCCCTATCTGCGCAGCAGCACGGTGCCCACGGCTTCGGCCCCCGGCGCAGTGCGGGTGGACCCCGCCTGCGGCATCAACGTGCGCAGCGACGGAACCCTGATCACCGCACCAGCTGCCCGCGAACAGCTGGACAGCATGACGGATGCACTTCTGCCGCTGACCGCAGTCCTGCTGCCTTATGGCGTGAAGAAGGCTCTGACCACCGCCGCAGCCGCCGGGGAATGGACCGCTGCCGAAAAGGCAAACGCCCTGCGCACCTTCGGTGCCGATTTTTCTTCCTATTATACAAAGGAAGATGTCGATGCTCTGCTGGCCGCACCCAGCTCCGCTGCCTACCCGGTGGGCAGCATCTACCAGAGCACCGACCCCACCAGCCCTGCCGCCCTGTTTGGCGGCACATGGGAGCAGATCGCATCGGAGCGCGTGCTGATGGGTGCCAGCAGCAGCCACGCAGCGGGCACCACAGTAAAGGCCGGACTGCCGAACATCACAGGCTCTTTTGTCGCGGATGTAAAAAAGGGTGAACATAAGGTATCCGGCGCATTCACTGCCGGCAACGTGATCGCATCTACGGGCGAATACAATTCCTTTTCTGATGTATATAAGTTCAGTCTGGATGCGTCCAAGTCTAATGCCATCTACGGCCGCAGCGCCACCGTGCAGCCTGCCGCCTACTATGTGCACATCTGGCGGCGCGTGGCCTGAGAAAGGAGGTTTTGAACCATGAAGATCATTGACGAGAACGGTGCAGCCATTGAAAACCCTGACCTGACGCTTGGGTATCTGGTGGACGACACCGAGCCAGTGGAGCACCCCGCCGTGGAAGGCGTGGAGGAAGTGAGCCACTACGAGACCGTAACGGAGTATCCCGGCGGCGGCAGGGATGTACGGAAGGTCATTGATGTGCCGGGCGTACCGGCAAGACCCGCGTGGACCGAGCAGCTGCCCATCCAGAGGTACATCCGCTACACCGCCGAAGAGCTGGCCGCGCAGGAAGAAGCGCGCAAAAAGGCCGAAGCCCGGGAGAAGCTGCCGGACACGGTGGCGGCACTGCAAAAAGAAAACGAGATGTTGAAACAGTGCTTGCTTGAAATGAGCGAGATTGTTTATGCATAAAATCACACAAGCATTAGAAAGGTTGGTACGTATGATGGCGATGTTGTGGGCACAGGAAATCATGTCTGCTGAGACTATGGAGGAGGCAAAGGCTCTGTATGAGCGCTGCCCCCGCCTGCTGAAGGAGAAGGTCAAGGCAATTCTCATCAAGAGCGGCTTTGAGGAAATCACGCAGTAAGGACGCTGAGGGCAAGGCAGATCAGTAGCTGGAAGAGAACGTGAAAATCGGGGCCTGACCCCGTGAAAGGACGTGATACATATGGCGATCAAACAGTATAGCCTGAAGAAGGACGGCGCAGCGCAGCTCTCCCCCGCGTTCCGCGTGCGGGAGTTCCGCTGCCGCGACGGCACCGACACCATCCTCATTGACGAGGGCCTTGTGGTGCTGCTGCAGTGCATCCGGGAGCACTTCGGCAAGCCCGTGACCATCACCAGCGGCTACCGCACCGCCAGCCACAACGCAAAGGTGGGCGGCTCCAGATCCAGCCAGCACCTGCTGGGCCGGGCCGCGGACATTCAGGTGCAGGATACTGACCCGCTGGCTGTGGCCGCCTACGCCGAAAGCCTGATGCCCGGCTGGGGCGGCGTGGGCCGCTACCCGGTCAAGGCAGGCCGGGCAAAGGGCTGGGTGCACGTAGACACCCGCCCGAACAAGAGCCGGTGGACGCTGTGAGGTGAATAACATGAGCAAGACTATTTTTATCAGCCAGCCCATGGGTGGCTTGTCCGATGAACAGGTACTTCAGGAACGCACCTCCGCGATCAGCAAGGCAAAGGCTCTGTTGGGTGAAGATGTGGCTCCGCTGGAAACCTTCTTTGATGATTTCGGCCCGGCAGCAAAGCCGCTGGACTATCTGGCCCGGAGCATCGAGTTCCTTGCAAAGGCCGATGTGGCAATTTTCGCACCTGGCTGGAAGAATGCCCGCGGCTGCCGTATCGAACACCAGTGCGCAGAGGATTATGGAATCCCCGTGATGGAGGTGTGAAACCAGTGGAAAGCATCATCTCAGCCATCCTTGCCGGTGCGGTGACCCTGATCGGCGTGCTGATCGCCAACAGCCGCAGTCAGGCCGTGACCGACACCAAGCTGGAAGAGCTGACCCGGGAGGTGCGGGAGCACAACAATTTTGCCCGCCGCGTCCCCATTTTGGAAGAGCAGATGAAGGTGGCCAACCACCGCATCGCTGATTTAGAAGCAGACGAACACGAAAGAGAAAGGACCTAACTATGGACGAACACACCTACAACGCACCCACCATCTCCGCAGGCACCATTGCCCGCACCGCCTGCCTGCTGCTGGCCCTGACCAATCAGGTGCTGTCTGCACTGGGCAAGCCCGTGCTGCCCATCGAGAGCCAGACCGTGGAGCAGCTGGTCACCGCCGGTATCACCACCGTGGCCGCGCTGGTCGCGTGGTGGAAGAACAACAGCTTCACCACCGCAGCCCTTCAGGCAGACCAGACCTACGACAAGCTGAAGGCACAGGGAAAGTAA